TATCTTGCCTTTTTTGTTTTCGGACTATGTCACACGTAAAATTACAGGATCTCCACCCAGATATAGAGTTGACAACTATCAGAAATAAATATATACTGTAGTATATGGTTGTATGAAGGAAGTCGAAAGACGAGCAAGACGGGAGGGGCAGTACCTCCCCGGGTCCACCATTAGGAGATTGTATGAACATGTTATGTGGTTATCACAGTCAAAGTCGAGAAATTTGTCAGTGGGTAGTAGACACAGTCAGCGAAGACACAGATAATCTAACTGTTTGTATGTGGGTACAGCAAAGTAGAGAACGTTTGCAGTCTCTTAATGAAGGGCCCGAAACAGTATCGATTGGCGTGAAATAGACAACTGGACAACACGATAGGCGAAGAACGTAATTCTAGCAAAAACAATAAATGCCAATGAAGAGGTATTTGCTTTAGCCGCTTGAGGCTAAGCCGGGGTAGGAAAGACCTTGTAATCAAACTTACCAAAATAGGCCTTTCGGGGCCTATTTTTTTATAAATTTTAACATTTTTGTAACGTTTATCATAGTAAATAATACTGAAAGATCACAAGTCTTTCGATATTAAACCAAGGAGTCACAAAATGAAACTTGAAATGCGTGTATGGGATCTTGACATCAAAGTCGAGTTAGAGGACAGTAAAGGTAATAATGATCAGTTAGAAGTTCTTTCGCAAATTAAAGAATTAGTTGACACATTAACACAGTACGATCATGTCAATGTTTCGATTGTTCAAGTTGAAGATAATGAGGAAGTTGTTGAGCAAGACGAAGATAAGTATCGTTTTTCTACCGACGAGCATGTGTCTCTCGCAGCCTAAAACGACCACAAGATAGAGTGGTGCTGGATGCTCGTAACCAGCAGTAGGACCTCGATGGTCCTATTTTTTTTGACTATTGTAATATAATTGTAAAGAAAATATTCATTACTATACAATAAATATTGCTATGCAACGAACATACCGTTCCATATTTGTGTCAGATGTGCATCTCGGTACAAAAGATTGTAAGGCCGAGCAGTTAAACAATTTTTTAAAACATAACACCTGCGATACACTTTATCTAGTCGGTGATATTATTGATGGATGGAAAGTAAATCAAAATAGATTGCGTTGGAAGCAAAGTCATACCAATGTAGTTCGCCGTGTGTTAGGTCATGCTAAACGTGGTACTCGAGTAGTTTATGTAGCAGGTAATCACGATGAATTTTTACGTCCGATGATCCCATTAGGAATAAGTTTTGGTCAAATTGAGATACATAATCAAACCGAACATATAGGCATTGATGGCCGACACTATCTTGTGGTACATGGGGATTTATTTGATGGTATTACAAGATTAGCACCATGGCTAAGCATGTTAGGTGATCGATCTTATGATTTTATTTTGCGTGTGAATACAAGGCTTAATTGGCTATTACATAAACTGGGTTTTCGATATTTTAGTTTAAGCCTATTTCTTAAACATCGTGTCAAACGTGCTGTGGATTTTATATTTAAGTTTGAACAAAATCTAGCAGGATATTGTAAAAAGCGTGGATTTGACGGTGTCATTTGCGGTCACATTCATCACGCAGAAATAAAAGAAATCGATGGTGTAATATATATGAACGATGGTGATTGGGTCGAATCAATGACCGCATTAGTAGAACATTGGGACGGTCGTTGGGAAATCGTGACATGGACTAAGGAGAGCGACGATGTGGTTAATGATATTGATAGCAGTACACATCAGCAATCCAAAAGACGTTCCGGGAAGAATAGAATTACAGTTTCCCAATCAACAGATCTGTGAACAAGTATTAGCTTCTATACGTTGGAAGTTGAAGTTTGAAAATTTTAAGGTAGAAGGACAATGCGTGAAACAATAAAAATTTCTGAGTTAATTACTGTAGTTGTTCCTTGTAAAAATGAAGAAAATTATATTCATCATTTGTTAAATTCTTTGCGTCAACAAAACATAGATGATACAAGAATCATCATTGCCGACTGTTCCACTGATAATACCAGACAAGTAATATTGGATAATAGTCATGGGCTAAATTTAGAAATAATCACCGGAGGACCTGTTTCAATCGCTAAGAATAATGGAGCAAAATTAAGCACAACTCCTTATATATTGTTCATCGATGCAGATGTTAGATTCTTCGACGATAATGTTATTCATGATTCGGTTGATAAAATTTATACAGAAGATCTTGATCTCGTTGGGCTTAATGTCAAATGCTATGACAACGATATAAGAACAAAGATTGGATTTACAATTTTTAATTGTATCAACAACGTGTTGAAATATTTTTCACCATTTGCCGTTGGTGCTTTTATGCTAACACGACGCGATCGTTTCGAAGAGCTAGGCGGCTTCCCGGAAAAATATTCTACCTCAGAAGATTATTTTTTATCGAGACAATACGATCCAAAAAAATTTAGAATTATTGATCATTATTTTGGGCAAGACAGCCGTAGATTTCGTAAAATGGGATACTTTGGTATGGCACAATACTTGATGAAAAATTTTATAAATCGTAATAATCAAAAATATTGGGATCAATTGGATAACAGTCGTTATTGGAATTGAACAAATTTCGGGCCTATTTTTATAAATACTACTTTAAGGATTTGCCACCATGCGTAAACTATTAGTGGCGTTCCTATTTTGCTCGACCAGCACCATAGCCAACGCCCAAATTGGACCTGAATTCGCTACTCTACACAAACCAGTTATTTGTGGACCAGCAGAGACCATTCTAAAAGGGCTAGCCGATGACGACATCAATGAAAAGCCCATATGGATTGGACAGGATGACACTGGTAAAAGCGAGTTTATGCTTTTCGTAAATTCGAAAACCAAGGCCTTTACTATTGTGCAGTTTGGTAAAACCACTGGCTGTATTTTGGGCATCGGCTATAAATCTAGTCTTGTATCTGACCCAGGAACTAAGTTATAATCACTGGTAGCTGAAATAAAAATTGTCAGTGTTTGTCCTAGACAAATAAGTATAATTTTTATTGTTTTTCAATCAAGGAGAATTTATGAAAACTGTTGGCGATCGCCTCGAGCCATTTGTAGTAACCGGTGTACGTCCTGGTCAACCCGACGATGCATTCTTCACAATCAATGAAGAAAGTTTTAAAGGTAAATGGAAAGTAATTGTCTATTACCCAAAAGATTTTACGTTCGTTTGCCCCACAGAGATCGTGGCCTATGATAAACTGTTCCAAGACTTTGAAGACCGTGATGCAGTTCTACTAACTGGTAGTACCGACAATGAGTTCTGCAAAGTGGCCTGGCAAAAAGCCCATCCAGATCTACAGAAGATCCGTCACATTCAATTTGCTGACACAGTTCGTACCTTTTGGGATCGTGACAGTTCCGTTGTTGGGCTAGTGGATCAACTGGGTGTATTTTATAATCCTGCTGGTGCTGCTCTACGTGCTACCTTTATTGTTGACCCCGATAATGTAATTCAACATGTCACCGTTAACAACTTGAATGTTGGTCGTAGCCCCGAGGAAACTCTACGTGTTCTCGACAGTCTCCAAACTGGCGAACTCTGTGCTTGCAATCGTGCCGTCGGCGGCGATACACTAAAGGTATAATATGTTAGAAACCATCTCTGATTTGTTCCAAGAAGCATATCGACGTAACTGGATCACAGCCAGAGATGGTAATGCCAGTATACGTTGGCATGATCGTGATCACTTTTATATCACACCCACTGGTATACGTAAACAATATCTACAACCTGAGATGTTTAAACGTATTCGTGTAATTCAAGAAACCCATGCAGTTCCTCCTTTTATTAGAGAATCTTGGCAGGAAACTGAATACACCGATATCAGTGATAATCTAAAAGTTAGCGGAGAAATACCACTACATTTTGGATTACAAAAAAGTATCGATACTGAAGTTCGTGTGGTTCTTCACTTTCATCCAACTTATACTGTGGCCGCAATGTATGCCGGAATTGAGCTCAGTGACCTAGTAAAGGACTTTCCCGAACTGGGTCGATATACAAGAGTGGGCCGTACTGTACCAGTTGTGCCTGTGATTAGCCAAGAACTAGCCGATGCGGTTATTCCAGAATTTGGATTGACCAATAATGGCAGTGTGCTAAATCATGTTGTGGGCATGGATCGACATGGTGTAGTAGCAGTGGACACTAGTCCATGGCGTGCGTTTGAGCATATAGAACGGCTCGAACATATTTGTAAGATCGTATTAGCAAGTAAAGGAGTTGTAAAATAACATTAGAAATGATTTGGGCCGTACTGGCAATCATCATGATTGATGTAGTATTAGCCGGAGATAATGCCTTAGTAATTGGTATGGCTGCGAATAAGTTGCCCGAGCATCTTAAGCGTCGAGCAATTATGTGGGGTACATTCGGTGCTGTGGCAGTAAGATTTATATCAGTAGCATTGTTGACCTATCTACTAATGGTTCCTGGACTTAAATTAGTGGGCGGGCTTTTATTGGTTTACATTGCTTGGACATTAGTACAGAGCGAAAAGGAACATGATATTGCAGCTAAATCGACTTTCTGGGGTGCTATCAGCACTATTGTAGTCGCAGATGCAGTTATGGGTGTAGATAATGCACTTGGTATTGCTGCTGCTGCTGATGGTAATATGTGGTTGGTAATTTTTGGATTGCTAGTTAGTGTACCTATTATTTTGTTTGGCAGCACTGTAATTGCACGTTTGTTAAAACGATATCCTAATGCAGTTTACATTGGTAGTTTTGTGCTGTTTGTTGTGGCCTGTAAAATGATTATTGGAGAACCGTTTATTGCCGAAGAGTGGAAAGACTTTCCAAAACTGGAAACATTATTCCCGTTCTTTATGGGTGCAGTCCTGTTAGGAAAACAATACTATTGGTTTGAAATACGTCGTAATCTAAAACTAAAAAGGAAAAATCGTAATAATGAATTGGGTTGATCAATTAAAGGAAGCAATCCCAGACTATGCTAAGGACACAAGGCTTAATCTGGACGCAGTGGTAAAACGTAGCACATTAGATCTCGAGGAAGCACAATGTGTAGCATTGGCCGCATCCTTTGCTACAGGCAATAGTAAATTATGGACATGGATTAGTGGTCAAATAGCTGGTTCGAGTCAAGCAGAAGTCAATGCTGCTATTACCGCAGCATCATTGATGTCCATGAACAATACCTGGTACCCCTATGTTGAAATGGCCGCGGACGAACAGTTGTCGGGATTACCCGCCCAACTACGTATGAATGCTATTGCCACACATGGTGGAACTACTAAGGCTCGTTTTGAAGCATATAGCCTTGCTGCCAGTATTGTGGGTAAATGCGAGTTTTGTGTTCGAGCCCACTATGATACCTTGAAAAAAGAAGGTTATAGTGTGGAGCAACTAAGAGACATTGGCCGTATCGCTGCTGTAATGACAGCGGTCAGCCGTGTTATGACAAACTAATTTTTGACATAATTTGTTTGTTCATATATAATAAACTAACAACTATTAAGGAGTTAATATGAAGAAAGTTCTAGCTGCAATCGCTATCGCTGCTGCCGCAGGTACAGCATCGGCTGCTGATCTAACAGTAAATTACAACCGTGACACCAGTAATAAAATTAATGGTGGTGGTTTGGCATTAAGTGCCAGTGTAGAGAAAGCCACTGTTGCTGTCACATTTGATCGTTTTGCCAAAGGCACAGATGTTGATTCTTATGGTGTTCTTGGCTCTTACGAAATTTTTAAACTCGGTAAACTTGGAGTTTCGGGACAACTTGGTCTTAGTTATCTAGATGTCGAGCGCGGACGTAATGGATTTGCTGGCACAGTTGGTCTCGGCGTTTCTTATCCAATTACTAAGAAAATTTCAATTGTAGCTGATGCAAATCGTATCATGCCCGAGGACAAAATTAAGTCACAGGAAGCAACTATTGTTTCTATGGGCATTCGTACCAGTTTCTAAGCATAGTTAACTGATGCTATAATAGACCCCTAAGTGGGTCTATTTTTTTGGGCGTATAAATATAAGATCATGCGTCTTTTTGAACTGTTCTTAGATGAAAAACGTGGCCCAAAGGAGTTAATAGGGTATCGCGGTTCTTTGGAGTGGATTAAGCAAAACATAACCCCAGACCAATATGGTCAATATGGTGTATCGCTCACCATGGTCAATAAATTGGGGATCAATCCGCGAAGCACATATAATACACCGTTGGGCATTTATTTTTATCCTTTGAGTTTCTATGTGAACGAGGTTCAACAAGGACAGCGAATGCCTCATCCCGAAGATCCGAAATATATACAGATATTTCGCATCAAGCCCGAGTCTGGTACTGTATTGAATTTAGACAAGATGACCGATAAAACTGTACGCGGTTATGTGCGTTTGCTGAGATCAAAAATTCCACAAATAAATGCAACAGTTCCAGAATTTGCAGAATATATAAAAGATGTTGACATTGATCAAGTCATTGATGATATAGTAAGCGATGCTCCGGCAGCGGCCTTAGTTAGTACCCCTGGAGGACAATTTTGGTATTTATTGTATAAATTAAGCACAGAGGTACTTAATGTTCCTTATCTAAGGAAAAAATCTCGTCGAGAATATATGCAGGCTCAACGATCACCGGTATTATGGAACTGGCTAAGCCGTCTGTTAGGGATATCGGCCTACATGGATTCTCGAGGTGTTATACACGAAAACGAACCAAACCAAGGAGTAGTCGTTGATCCTGCTGCTATAGAACTAGTGAAAACTCTGTCAGTGGAAGACACAAGAATAGAAGTAGATCAACCCGAAACTAATCCACGAGGTCTGCAGGGCACTCTAGAAAAAACAGCAGAACAATTCCGTTCTCATTTTACTAATCGGCATTTTAGAACTGCTTTAACAAAAGGCGACGCATTTGTTGGACGCAAAATACTAAATTATCTTTCTTTTATTCTAAAAAGATCCGGTGGTCATCAAGCACGTATCCAAGATTGGGAATTAGCATATGATGTAGCATATGCAGTTTTACATTCCGGCTATGCACACCCCGAGACAATTGAGTTGTCGAATAGTATGGCTCAAAACAGTTATTTTGATCATTCCAATAAAACCCAAGCGGAATATTTAGCTAAGATTGATCGAATAAGAAAACGTACAGAGAAACTGAGATCAGAGGCTGCTACTGTGGGAAGTTTTGACCCATTAATTAAGTTAGTTGATCTAAGTTCCCAACTCACTAGAACCATAGACGAATTCAAACGAAAAAATAGTATACGTGCTATCAACGACAATAGATTTAAAACTAGTCCTCAAGTCTCAGTGGCTCTAAAACAACAAGAAGAGGCTGTTCGAACAGGTGTTCAATTGAAAGATAGTATTAATGCATTGATTATGCAGGCACAGAAACTGCAAGGTGTAAACATACCATGAGAATACACGAGTTATTCGAAGACAATCTAATCAACGAAATTCGTATGGGACCAAAGGCCTTGGTTCGTGCTGCTTCCAAAGTAGAAGCAGCTACCACTGGGTTAGAGTTCGAAATGTACTATCCTGGATTTTCTAGTGGTGTAATAGAGGACGAAGACACTGAGAGTATCGATAACATCCTTGAGTTTTTCTCACAGCATGACTCTAATAGCAATGGATTTTTAAACAGACTAGAACAAGAGCTTCAGGACGGATTGGCTGAATGGACTGCGGAACAGTTCGATCAATATTGGGACAGAAATTCCAATGCTGAAATCGGGGACTATATTTACAATCTGACAGAGGATGACATTAGATCGATTTTAAATCTCGAAGATGATGAAGAAGAAATTAGCCGAGGAGATTACCTAGATGCTGTTTCTGTAATCGAAGACGATAAGATTGAGCCCTACTATTCAAATGCTCGAGATCACGCATTGTCAAACTTTTTTGGCACTGCCGACGAAGGTGAGTGGTTATCATCGGTGGGACTTGACCAAATGTCAGATGTTGCTAGACGATATGAAGCACGATGGCCCTCTACTAATACCGATAGTTTGTCCCATGAAGTACTACAACGAATCGCCGACCAACTTGAAGGATATGTTAATACTCCAATAAGATTCAGTACACGTTATCATGGTGTTCCGCGGGTAGCAGTAGATGCCGATCCCAAGGATCGTTATTGGATCATTGAACCCGACAGTAGTTTAAATCGTCCACGTGAACCCGGGGATTACGGTATTGAAATTATTAGTCCACCGATCTCGGTTGATGAAATGGTTGAAAAGATTGCCAGTATTAAAGATTTTATGAAAAAATCCGGTGCTTACACCTTCAAAGGTGATGAAAAAGAATTACGTGGCAGTACCGGATTGCATATGAATGTAGGACTAAAAGGATTCAATCCGGACGAAATCGATTACATGAAATTGATTTTGTTGTTAGGCGACGACTATGTATTGAATAAGTTTGAACGAGCAACTAACACTTATTCTATCCCAGCATTGAAAAGCGTAAGTGGTGACGTCACTCCTGAAAAGGCGGAATTATATCTAGAGCAAATGCGTCGCGGTTTTTCTGCAAAAGCACTACAGGCATTAAACACACTAGGAAAGTTTAAAGCATCTAATCATCATTTCAGTGTGCATTATATAATTGACAGAGAAGATTTTAGAATTGAGTTTCGTAGTCCTGGCGGAGATTGGAATGAAAAAACCGCTGAAGAATTGTCTGATTTTCTTAGAAGATTTGTTGTGGTCTTAGATGCTGCCAGTGATCCCAACGCATACCAAAGAGAATATAAAGTTAAATTAGCTAAAATGTTGCGATCACGTATCCCCCAAGACCCAGCCGAGGAAGATGTTATAAAATACTTTGTTCAGTATGCAGGTGGTGAGCCACCGCCTCCTGGTTCTAAGGAAACCAGATTACCACGATCAGCACTAATGAGTTTTCTAAAAACTATACGTCAAGCAAGGAAATTTAAAAAGACCGGATTAAAGCCCGGAGAAACGTACACTTGGCGTGTGATGAAAAAATCTGATGTGGGTAGACAAAATTACGTAGCGGTAGAAGTATCAGCCAAAAGCGCAGAAGAAGCTATACGTGCGGCTAGAATGTCAGGACGAGACTGGTATAATATAGCACCTGAAGATTTAGTTGCCACTGCACTGCCACCAAAACGCACACTAGTTGCCCCCGAAAACGAGCCTGATTCAAATTATGCTATTGTACGTAATAGTGACGATGCTATTATAAATTATTTTACAAGAAACACTCCACAGGAAGCCGAAACTGCATATCGTCGATGGCTGACTAGTATGGGAATAGATACTCAGACTCAATTGTATAGACTTGAACCAGTGACACCAAGAACTTCATATTCACGGACGCAAAACAATATACCTCCGCCAGTGCTAAATGGTAGACCCAGCAACCCTGATGGTAATTCGTATATTGCCTTTATCGATGATGTCAACACGCCATTATATCGATTTATGGCTGCAAATGGAGATGATGCTCGTACTGTACTGGATCAATGGAACAGACAGTATCCTGGGGATTATGTTTTGAGACCAGATCCACGCCAAGAACGCGGACAACCACAACAACCAGAAACCTATACGATATATGATACCCGGGACAGATACAATATAGCAGGTATTCGAGCAAGAACAGTGGCAGATGCGATTCAACAGTTTCAACAACGCATTGCAACAGCGACAGGAATATATTCTGATCCAGAAAGATATCAGTTAAGAGATCGTAATGGGCAAGTTGTTTATCCAGAAAGTTCGATTAATACTCAATCTGAACCTGCAGGTACCGGTCAACTACAGCAGGCCGCACAAACTGATTCGTCGACTTCGAACAATAGACTTTGGCAGATTGTAGATAGTGCCGACGGTGAAGTTGCTTACGAATTTTATCTCAGTCGAGAAAATAATCAACAAGATGCCAATGAAGTAGGTCTGCGATGGGTTAGAAACAATGGTAATCCCAATACTTCCTACAGTGTAAGAGAACAGCCTCCGAGCACAGGAACAATTCGTCCCGCAAGCTCTACAAGAACAACAGACCCTAGTATTATATCAGGTTGGCGAATTGTGTTAGCCAATGGTGAAGAAGTACACCAAGGAACTAACACCGGTATAAGTCAGCAAGAAGCTGAGAGTCGTGCCTCTATGTGGCTATACAATAATGGCTATGGTGTTCTGGAACCCAATCAATTCCGTGTTGAGCCTATACGTCGCGGCGATACTCCTCCCACCCAAAATGGAAGTGTACAATGGAGCATTCTAGTTGATGGTGAAGAAGTGCATCGTTTTTGGAATCGAAATAATCAAGGTGATGCCAATGCTGCTGCTCGTGCCTGGGCCTCAGAACAAGTACGTCAAGGAAGATTAACATTGGGCAATGGTGCCGAATTAGAAGTTGTTCCGGCAACTAGATCAACCTGGTGGCCTTCTGAGCCTAGATATGTGCCGGGCAGAGACTACTATCCCGATTCTCCACAAGGAAGATTTATTTTAAGAACAAACACACCTGGCAGCGAATCTAGTTATAGATTCAACTTGCCCAGTGACACCTTGCATAGACCTGACTACATGGATAGTGCAGAATTAAATGCTATTAGATATCTTAGAGATATGGGGCACAACGAAGACGAGTTTCCAAATTATACCCTACACGACACAATAGGTCGTGTTGAAAGAGAATTGTCATGAAAATCTCAGAAGTAATACTACCAAAAATAATTGATTTTTTATCGGAAGATCAAGATACCAATTGTTGGTCCGAAGAGTTAACTGCTGATCAAATACTAGCTGAGGTAGGTTTGTCTTCGGTTGATCGCAATAACTCAAACCAAAGAGAAACTGTATTTCGACGTTGTGATAGTTATAAAGAAACTTACTTTGCCAAAGTAAGACCCTATAGTGCCATTCGATCTAAGTTTAGAGATTTCATGGAATTAAAAAGATGGAATCCCATTGAACCATTTGGAAAAAGTGATAAATTATTTTTAGGTACTGGATTGTTCATAAGGTCAGTGCCCAACTTAAAACATGCACATATCACCTTAGATTTAAGCATTGTCTACAAGTTAGATGGTGGAACAATTTGGCTGTATGGCTTTTATACTCACGATGAATTGGGTATTGGGCAACCACCTAATAAAAGAATTCAAGACGCAATGGCAAGAAAGATTGCTCATAAAACCGAAGTAGATTGTCCTGTAGGTGTAACTCAACCCAATCCAAGATATAGATAATAAAATTTGCCATAAAGTTTGACCACTGTTGACAGATATGCTATAGTCAACAGTATTATGCCTAGTGTATTAGATCAAAAATTTCAACATAAACTCTTACTTGCTGATCGATATCGTGACGAGATTGAACAATACTGTCGACGTGAAATCGGCTATAGAACTTATTATATGAGTCAATACCGTGGCGGTAAACAATGGCGTATAACCAATCGAAACTTAATGGAATCTAAAGTTGTAGTTGAGTTAAACGACGATGGTCACGCTACAATACTGGCTCTTAAATATGCCAACTAAAAATGGAAAACAAAATGGAATCAATTGAAATTAGAAAAGTCGCTAACGGCTTTGTGGTCGTAGTCAACACCGAAGAAGATTCAAAGGAATACGTATTTGACTCGTACCGTCGAGTGCTGAAATTTATCAAAGAATTTCTTGATGCTGGTGCCGGAAAAGTAGCTTAAATACAACAAAATATTCAGTTGACAGCTGAATTTATTTGTTGTAATATAGGATCATGGCTACTTGGTTTACATCAGATCTACATTTTTACCACAGCAATATTCTTAGGTATTGTGCCCAGTCCCGTCCATTTAAAAATGTGGACGAAATGAACTTGGCCATTGTAGACAATATTAATCAAGCGACACACCACGGTGACACACTGTGGATTCTGGGCGATGTCACATTTGGACGTCCGGAAAATTCAGTTTGGTTGCTAAGAAAAATTCATTGTCGACTGCACCTTATTTCGGGCAACCACGACGTTGATGCACTGAAAAAACAAGAATTTCGTGACTGTTTTGAGTCCATTGACGTATACAAAGAAATACGCTATAATGGAACCAAGATTTGTATGATGCACTATCCTATTGAATCTTGGAACGAAAGTTATCATGGTTCGTTTATGTTGCATGGTCACTGCCACGGACGCCCTACTCAAACAAAAGGCAGGATTTTAGACGTGGGGGTTGACACAAATCAAATGATGCCGTATAATATCGATGTTGTCTGCGAGAAACTTTCAAAAATCCCTTATAAGGAATGATCATGACTGTATTTGACAAAATCCGTGTAGATCTCGAATCTTTGTCTGACTTTGAACTCGTTGATGTTGCTCGCGAATCTTATGGGCTCGATGTCGATCTTACCGAATCACGCAAAGTGTTGATTGATCTTTGCCTTGCAGTCGAACAACATAACTTCTATCGGTGAATGTATGTTCGGGCCAGCAGAACAGACAGCATTGGATGCTATTGCTCAAGCCGAACGGCTGCTCGTAAAAACCTGTGCAAGCCATTATCTCTTGCAAAGGTTTCGAGCAGTGTATGATCAGGCTCGGCGTGAGTTCGATGTCAGCGACATGGAAGTAATAGAAAAAACCAATCAGTGAGGGCATCATGCCACGCATGACCAAGGAACAGTTAGAGCAACTTCGGCTAGAACAAGAACGCCAAACTTGGGTAGAGTTTGTAAAAAACTATCCTTACCGTTTTGCTTCGGTTCTTTATCAAACTATGCGTCGCAATGAATTTCAAGTCCAATCTCTTGACTCCACTCGATACGAAATTTCTTTTAATTATACCACAGTAACTTTACCAGTGGTTCTCGACGAAGAATACAACCAGACATTGGTTTGGCACCTGGAACAAGTAGAGCAAGAACTTGAACTAATCAAACTACGTGAAGAAGAGCAAGAAAGGCAAGTACAAGTCCGTCGTGCTGCTCTGGCTAAACTCAGTGACGAAGAACGCCGACTTTTAGGGCTGTAACCTAGGTTGACAGCCATTAAATTTGGTGCTAAAATACACTCATACGCTGAAAAAACGGAGCAAAAACGAACAAAAACTGTCAATTGTTGCTAAAAAACAACACTTTTTTAGCAGAAAAAACGGTTGACAATTCCAGTTCGTTTTGCTACAATGTTGATACTGTAACAAATTACACGGAGTAACAAATGGCTCAAGTCCAAATCATCAATGGCACCTATCGCAACAAAAGCGTCGCTGGCCAAGTGTTTGAACTCGTTCAACAGTTTCAAAAGACTGCTAAGAGTGCGTTCGTTACTGTTCGCAATTCTGGACAGTTCCCTGGCTTCCCCGAGACCATTCGTATTAACGTAACCAGTCCTCAAGATTATCAGTTCGTGAACGGTGTTTCTACCGCAACGATTCCTGAGGCTGTGGCTGCTCTTGTGACCGAAACTGAAGAAGAAGCCATTGCACGTATCCGTGAGCGTTTCGAAATCCTTACGGACATGACCAAGGCTGCTACTACTGGCGACATCCGTGCTATGATTGTTTCGGGTCCCCCCGGAGTAGGCAAAAGCCACGGTGTTGAGCAAGAAGTTGAGAAAGCCTGCTTGTTTGACAAGATCGCTGGCAAGCGTCTTCGTGCCGAAGTTGTTAAAGGTTCCGCTACTCCCATCGGACTGTACCAGACGCTTTACAAGTATTCGGATGCCAATTGCGTAGTTGTGTTTGATGACTGCGACAGCATTCTGCTCGACGACGTTAGCCTTAACTTGCTGAAAGGTGCGTTGGACTCAGGCAAGAAGCGTAAGATTTCGTGGCTGTCTGAGAGCAGCACTTTGCGTCGTGAAGGCATTCCTGACAGTTTCGAATTCAAAGGTTCTGTAATTTTTATTACAAATCTCAAATTTGATCAGATGAAATCGCAGAAACTTCGTGACCATTTGGATGCACTTCAGAGCCGTTGTCACTATCTTGATCTTACGCTGGATACCATGCGTGACAAGATTCTGCGTATCAAACAGATCGCTGGTGATGGTCAGCTGTTCGAAGGCTATGACTTTGATAAAGAAGCACAAGACGAGATTCTCGACTTCATGCAAGAGAAGCAGAATTCGTTGCGTGAGATGAGCCTGCGTATGGCACTGAAGATTGCAGACCTGCGTAAGAGCTTTCCGCTTCGTTGGAAGACTATGGCAGCAACGACTTGCATGAAGCTCGCTGCCTAAGCGAATAAAATCCGTGTAGTCTTATACCGGCTTCGGCCGGTATTTTTTTGACTTTTGTTTCTGTGTTCTGTTATACTTGACCTATGCTTATATACCTTGAAGACTACTTAGAGTTCATTGGCGGCTATCGCACAATGGCCGGAAACCTGAATTATGTTGGAACACCAAACGTTCGTCTGGCCAACTACGACCAAAATATTGTAAACACATTAGGGTACCAAACATCCACTGGCAACGGATTAACTGATCGACAATATGAGCTAGCAAAGAAGATTGTTTACAAGTATCGCAAACAACTACAATTAAAAGGTATCGCGATGCCCGAACAACTAGAACTTCGTATTCCTATACGTCATGTTGATCGTAGCCAAACACTGACCTATGACGAGGCCTCCAATCAACTACTAGTAAGATTCCCTTACAACGACACATTGGTTCAAAGTATACGTGGGCTAGTATCACTGAGTTGCGGTGAGTTTGCGTTCGATCGAGATTCCAAAGCCTGGAGATCAGACTGCACCTTGCCTAACTTGGTTTGGTTAGTACAATGGGCACAGAACAACAATTTTAAAATTACATTCGATCACGAACAACTCTTAGAAACTCTATACAATGATGTTTCGATCCCGCGTTTGACCTTACAGCCAGGATCAGACCGTGTGTTAACAGTTGATAACAATCCTGGCAGTATCAACGAAAATCTACTCAACGAACCTGATCAAAATTTGATACATGCTATCTGTTGTGCCGGCGAATGGCAAATAGCCATAGACAGTTCGGTAGTCAAGTGTGCCAAGCAACAGGGATTCAGTGATCAATGGATAGAGTGGAGTAGTCGTCGAATGCTGCATGTCAGACCAACTCCAGAAACTCAAATTGAATTTTTTCATTGGTTGGAAGCAGCTGATATTTGGCCGGTGATTTGGCATTCAGATCAACCCACAGACATGGATATTCTTCGAGCGCATTTTGGTAATGAGCGTGTGACCACAGTAAATAAACATAAGCTCAAACATCGTAATCCGGTATCCGAACGTCTTATATTAATTGCAGAACGATTGCCGAACTCGTTAGATACAATAGGTATTTTTGTCACAAGACAAAGTGTGATCTATCAAATCAAACGCCGATGGGGGCAACATAGTCGAAAGATTGTGTATTGGGGAGAACGACTATTAACCGATGTAGAGAAATAAGGATAAACTATAGAACATGCCCACAGCAAAACTAATTATCGCCGACGAAGTTAACGTCAAGATCGAAGGTCTTGATGCAGCTACTAGACGAACATTGAACAACAAGTTCAAATACGAAATTCCTGGAGCTAGATTTATACCAGCAGTTCGTTTAGGACGTTGGGATGGATGTACCGCCTTCTTCAGTATGGGCGGCAGCACTTATATAAATCTACTACCTGAAATCATACCTGAGCTAGAAGATCGAGGCTACGATCTCGACATTGATGATCGTAGAGAGTATCGCACTGGCTATACTTTTGAACCTATTACTGAAGACTATCTTGAAGGATGTACTTGGCCCGAAGGACATCCTAACGCCGGCGAACCTATACGTTTACGTGACTATCAACTTGAAGCTGTGAACACTTTTCTCAGCAACTCACAGTCTATACAATGTATTGCAACCGGTGCAGGAAAAACTTTGATGACAGCGACTTTGGCTAAGTGTGCCGGTTTCTATGGTCGCAGTATTTTGATCGTACCTAGTAAAAACTTAGTCACACAGACCGAAGAGGACTATGTCAACATTGGATTGGATACCGGTGTGGTATTTGGTGATCGAAAGGAGTTTGTTCGACAGCATACTATCTGCACCTGGCAAAGTCTCAATCGATTGCTGTCCGATGATCCCGAGTCTTTAGCCACATTGATCGAAGGTGTGGTCTGTGTAATGGTCGACGAGTGTCACAGTTTGAAGGCTGACAAGTTAAAAGCATTGATGACTGATGTGTTAGCTCGTGTACCAATTCGTTGGGCAGTGTCGGGAACCATTCCCAAAGAGGAACATGACTTTCGTAGTTTACAAGTCAGTGTAGGCGAAGTAATCAACAAAATTACCGCTGCCGAATTACAGGATCGAGGTGTATTAGCTGACTGTAATGTCAATGTCATGCAATTAGTAGATCATTCTGAGTACAAGGATTATCAAAGCGAGTTAAGATATCTCTTAGAGAATAACGATCGTTTGAAGTTTATTGCCAGTATGGTCAATAAGTTAGAAGGCAATAGTTTGGTCTTGATCGATCGTGTTGAGCCCGGTAAAGAACTGGCCAGTTATATTAACAATGCTACCTTTCTCAGTGGCGCTACCAAAGTTCGAGATCGTCGCGAGCAATATGTGGAAGTCAACTTCAGCGACGGGAAAGTTCTTGTGGCCACCTATGGCATCGCTGCGGTGGGCATCAATATTACCAAACTTCACAATCTCGTATTGATCGAGCCTGGTAAAAGTTTTGTGCGGGTGATTCAAAGTATCGGGCGTGGATTGCGTAAAGGTTTTGACAAAGATCATGTAGAGATCTGGGACATTACCAGTACATGCAAATTCAGCAAACGACATCTTACCAAACGCAAACAATTTTATGCCGAGGCCGATTATCCCTATACGGTTGCAAAAATCAATTGGCAGTAATATAATAACATCATGAACATACTATCACTTAATAATAGTGCATTCGATCTCAATGAGATTCCTGAACAAGTAGATGATCTACGATTTTGTATCTTAGATAATAGCAACTATAAGGATCCTGATTACTTTTTTATTCCATTGATCTTTCTTGAGAGTTTCAATGCTCCAGCATTGGTACTGCAAATCGGTGAGCATAAAATCACCATGCCTGTAGACTGGCAAATCTTAATCGGCGAGCCCGATCAAGGCGATCTCGAAGTTGTTCCGTTGACCGCAGTAAACGACAGAGGGTTTAATGCTTTTGTTTTTAATCCTCTCAGCAGTTTCAGGCCCGAATTTCGAAAGATTGAAGTTGTAGACATTTATCAAGATGTCAAATGGTACTCACCGAAACTCAAACCCAGTCAACTTCTTAGTGTGCCTTTGCACTCAGGCAACGAACCTGACTGTGTGTATTTTGTTCGGGATATCAGTAAACAAAGTGAAATCGTTAATTACAGTAAAATTTGGTAGGCAAAAATGAAACTAAGTGTGATTGAAACTGCACTGGCAGAACGTATTCTCAAACTCGAAGAACGTATACAGATACTAGAAAATAATTTTTCAAACTATGTTTCATCTGTAGAGAAGAAACCGAGCGTTGATTTAAATTTTCTTGATCGAGCAGATTTTAAAATTTTGGATACAGAATGAACGACATCAAATGGTTAGACCGAGTCTGGCACGCCTATTCGATCTATGTTAAAACAGTTGACCAAGATAGGCAAAACGGTGAGCATTTTCTGCGTTGGCTTTATCGCGAATACGGAATGATACCTCCGGATCAGAGAAAATCATGACCGATCGATTAAACATCAATAACGAGATGGCAGCATTAGATCGTAAAGATCGAGAATACTATGATAATTTTACCGACGAAGAACGTAAAAAATTCAGTACTTATCTAATGCTTAAATGGGGATCGGCTGTACAGGGGTCTTCGGACTTGCAAGAATACTATCTTCGTGCGATGAACGAGAACGTTAACATGAATTTTTTTGATCTAGCTCGGCATCCTAAGTTGCAATGGTTATTGTGTACCACAGTCAGTCCTGACATGGGAGTTCAAAAACATTGGTTCCCGAAAAGTCAAGGGCGTGGTAAACAAAATGCCGCATTGAAATTTTTAAAGTTAACTCGCCCGGCAGCTAAAATAGCAGACCTGGAAGTATTGGTACAACTAAATGATCAACGATATTTTGAAAATTTGGCAAGAGAGCATGGCTGGACAGACAGAGAAATCCGGGACTTCTTCAAGTAAGCCATTTGTCTGTCAGTATTGCAACAAGGGCTTCACTAAAGAAACAGTTTTTGCAATACATAATTGCGAAACCAAACGCCGACTTGCACAGGAAAAAGAGGCTGGTGTCAGACTGGGTTTTTATTGTTTTAATAAATTCTTTAATTATATTCGTCCCACTGATGTAGAAAAAACTTATCGAGATTTTGTTGATAGTCCATACTATTTGGCCTTTGTTAAGTTTGGCAGATATCTAGTAGAGATTCGAGCAGTTGCTCCAGAATCATACTGTGAATGGCTTATTAAAAATAATAAAAAATTGGATCATTGGTGCCGTGATAGCTTCTACGAAGAATTTCTGTTAGACTATATACGCAGAGAATCTGCTGGCACTGCATTGGAACGTAGTATTCAGACCATGAACGAGTGGGCCGAGGAAAATCAATCTAAATTTCAAGATTACTTTAAATATGCAAGTGCCACTAGAATATGTTTTGATATTCAGTCTGGTAGAATCAGTCCATGGTCCCTTTATTGCTCTAATACAGGAACTAATTTTATTGCTCAACTAAACGACCACGATCTAACTTCTATATGGTCTTGGATTAACAGCGATTATTGGGATCAAAATTTTAAGAAGCGTGTATATGACTTTGAGTGGGCCAAAGAAATTACCGAAAAAGCCGGATTATGACCTTGATTAAAGTTGGTGATATTGACATCGATGTAGCAGATAGAGATCAACTCTTAAAAGAAATTGATCATATTCCTGCTGCTATACACAAAGACAACGGCTCTTGGATTAAACATAATACTGGCATCTATGTGACTGATATACCAACAAACCCGTTGACTGAGTTCGCCAGTGTGGACTATCGAGAAGCCGAGGATCGAGGATACATCAAACTTGATATTTTGAATAATACAGTTTATCGATTAGTTAAAGATCGAGCACATCTCATTGAACTAACTCAACAGCCGGTTGATTGGACTCGACTACAGGATCCTGATTTCTTTGCCCGTGTAGTTCATATCGGAAATCATTATTCTTTATATAAAAAATTAGCTGAGCCAATCGCAAACTTAGAGCACATGGCAATGTTTTTGGCATTAATTAGACCAGCGAAGCGTAATTTAGTAGGTCTGTTATGGAAAGATATTGCACAGTTGGTTTGGACTAAGGCTTCAGATGGCACCTATGGGTTCAAACACTCACATGCCATGAGCTATAGTTTATTAGTAGCGGTACATATTAATTTACTTAGCCAACACGTTTGACTAGTGTAATACTACGACGTTTAGTCTTTTTTTGACTAATTTCTTTAAGACTGACGTATGGGCCGTGTTTAATGATTACGTCTTTGCTGTTTAAGATTTTCAAACAGATTCTAAACTGGACCCAATCGTTTTTAATGAATAAGTTGATAGGGATTTGACGGCTACTTTCCCACCACCATTCGTCGCCTAGGCGAAGAAATTCTAATTTTTGCTCGTGTGTTTTTAAGCTACCATAATCGTAAATAGTAGTCACCACATCATCGACATTTTGAATTATACCTATGAATTCTGTTTTGCCATAGGTTAAGTAGGTTAAGAATGGATATTGATCTAACAAGGTCTTGTAATTTAGTTCTGTCATTTATCAAATAAATAAACGAGCAGTATATTTACCATTTCGAAAGCAATTAAATTTTTTTGGATCATCTATGCAAAGAATAACCGCCTTTATATATCAAAATCGAATTGAAGTATTGGCTGACATCGATCCGTCTTTAACTACAAGGAACAAAATTGTGTATGCACGTACAATCAAAATTTATCGTGGTATGGATAACACTGTAGTTTTTCAGTTAAAAAACAGTGATCAGAAACCTATCAATATTTCAAATTACTCAGTCACAATGAGTATTGTGAATGATGACAACAATACACAATTCGTTGAGTTTGAAGGTACTATTGTTGATGCTACCAAAGGACTTGTGTCAGTTATTGTTCCTGAACAAGATTTAGCTTATTTAGATCGAGAGTTTTATAACTATGCATTAAAAGTGACCGATCAAAATGATTTAGAAATCACAGTTTATACAGACGATTTTTTCACAGTGAGAGGACAAATACAAGTACTGGACGGGTACAATGCCGCATTCCAGCCAAGTAAAAATTTAAGTCTAACTAACCTCACCGAAAATGTTGTAGTCACATCAGCTATCAGTGGTAATTATCCATCAGGATACAATCTTTGGCATTCGTTTCAGTTTTATTTTGATAACTTCACAGGGCAGGTTATTGCTCAAGTCACTACCGAGCCTATTAATACTATTGTAGAGGGCGACTGGATGACTTATAGTACTACAAACTATACCAGTCAAACCGATACTGCATTGATCACAGTTGAGGGTCCTTACACTGCAATAAGGTTCAGAATATTAGAGACCACTGGCGAAGTCACTAAAATTTTAGCGAGAAGTTAAATAGTCTTGCATTTGCTGTCTTAGTAGCGTAAAATACTAAGACTTACTATGTCTAACATTATTCAAACTTCTTTACTAGAAGCATGGCAGAGAAACCGTACTAGAACCAGTCCAAATGGATGGATAAGTTCTAATGCTGTCTGTTGTCATCACAACGGGCATAAATCCGATCGTCGTGGGCGTGGTGGTATGATATCGGGCGCAGAAGGCAGTGTTAGTTATAGTTGCTTTAACTGCGGGTTCCGAGCACACTATCATCCCGGGCGGGCATTGAGCTATAAGATGCGTAAGCTCATGTCATGGATGGGATTTGATGAAAATCAAATCAGAGTTTTGATTTTAGAAGCAGTGAGAATCAAGGACACAGTTGGTGGCGATTCTTCAATTGAACCCGAAAATGTTGTTAAGTTTGATAAAACAGAATTACCCGAGGGCAGTCAAAGTTTCTTAGCCTTGGCAGAATTTTATGCATTAAAAGGACTAGATCATTGTCCTAAGAACTTTCTTGATGCAGTAGATTATGTGAATCGACGAGACATAGATATGAATCGGTATGAATTTTATTTTACTGATATTCGAAAAAATAACATGTCCAGCAGAGTCATAGTTCCTTTTACTCACCAGAATCAACTTGTAGGTTATAGTGCTCGTACTTTTGATGACAGAGTCAAACCAAAATATTACATGGAAAAACAAAACGGCTATGTATTCAACCTTGATCAACAACAAGCAAATTGGAAATTAGTTGTTGTCTGCGAAGGAATATTTGATGCCTTGAGCATCGATGGTGTGGCATTAATGCATAACGAAATATCCGAATCTCAAGCTGATCAAATTGATAATCTATCTAGAGACATTATTGTGGTTCCGGATTGGGATGCCAGTGGAAAAAAATTAGTCGATCAGGCCATTGAATATAATTGGGCTGTGAGTTTTCCGATTTGGCGAGAGACCTGTAAAGATATTAATGATGCTGTTTGCAGATATGGTAAATTATTTGTACTAAAGACAATATTAGATAGTGCTGAACATAGCAGTCTAAAAATTCAACTATGGTCAAAAAAGACTTGCTGGAACTATGCTTAAAGAATTCACCGTAGAAGTACAAAAGTTTTTCCTGGAAATCATGTTAACGGATGCTAACTGCTATATCCGTGTGCAAGGCATCTTTAATGCTGAAAATTTTGATCGGAGTTTAAGACAAGCAGCACAGTTCATGTATGATCATGTAGAGGAATATAAAACTGTTCCCACATTTGGTCAGATCAGTGCAGTTTCTGATCGAGAGTTCGCTCGTATCGACGATCTCACTGATCAACATATAGAATGGTTCTTTGATGAGTTTGAAAAATTCAGCCGTAGACAAGAACTGGAACGTGCTATTTTAAAAAGTGCTGATTTACTTGAAAAAGGCGAATACGATCCAGTTGAAAAGTTAATCAAAGATGCTGTACAAGTTGGGCTAGTGAGAGACATGGGCACTGACTATTTCGCTGATCCCAAGGCCAGATTGGCTGCATTGCGTAATCAGAATGGTCAAGTCAGTAGTGGATGGCCCAGTTTAGATCGTTTGTTGTATGGTGGATTCAATCGCGGTGAGTTAGAAATTGTTGCAGCACAAAGTGGTGGTGGTAAAAGTTTAATCATGCAAAATATTGCTGTCAATTGGCTTGAACGGGGACTAAATGGAGCCTATTTGACATTTGAGCTCAGTGAAGAACTCTGTGCCATGCGTATTGACAGTATGATATCCGGTGTAGCCAGTCGAGAGATTTTCAAAGACATAGACAATGTGGAAATGACAGTTAGAATGGCAGCTCGTCGATTTGGTAAGTTTCAAATCAAATATATGCCAGCTCAAAGTACAGTAAATCAGGTCAGAAGCTATGCTAAAGAACTAATGGTCAAGACTAATAAACCATTGGATTTCTTAGTGGTAGATTATTTAGATTTGCTAATGCCTAGTTCAGTCAAAGTCAATCCCAGTGATTTTTTTACCAAAGATAAGTTTGTTGCTGAAGAGCTAAGAAATCTGGCTAAAGAATACAAATTAGTATTGTTGACTGCGGCACAGTTCAATCGTAGTGCACAAGAGGAAGTTGAATTTAACCACGCACATATCAGTGGTGGTATCAGTAAAGTTAACACATCGGATAACTTTATTGGAATTTATACCAGTAGAGCAATGAAAGAGCGCGGAAAATATCAATTGCAATTACTTAAAACACGTAATAGTAATGGCGTTGGACAAAAAATTGATTTAGATTTCGACGTTGATACTCTTAGAATTACTGATACCGGAGAACAAAATGACGGACCGGTATCAGACAGTGCTCGTCAGATTCTGGATAAAATCAAAGGGTCTGCTAATAGCACAAGTATGCCATCTGACACTCGTCCTGTAGCACAGGCAAGCTCAACAAAATTAAAACAGATGTTAAGCAATTTAGGCAAAAACAGTAGCCTAGATTAAATTTTACTCACCGAAATAGAATCAAAAAGGTAAATATTTTATACCTCTTTGGAGTACTATTTTGCAGAGAAAAACTCGTAGTATATTGGACGAATTGGCCGATATATCTAATCGTAAAGGTGATGTATTACAGCTCACAGAAAATCGAGCAATTCATGTAATACAAAGTGCAGTAAATTTGCTCGGCTATCTTAAGGAAAACTTTGATTCTGAGACTGCACTAGATCTTGAAAAACGGCTTTTAAATAGTATTCGAACCGGGGACAGTTCTAAATTTGTTCGTGGTGTAAGAAAGGCCAAACATGAAAGTAAATGAAATTATTGTTGAGCAAAACCTAGATGAAGGCCCGCTTGATTTCGCTAAAAAACTAGCCGCCGGAGTCAAAAGCATGGCCACTGGTGGCGGATTCCGTGCTGGTTATGCAGCCAAACGTGGCGAAATTGAAAGAAAGGAAGATCTCCGCGATAATGTAAAATTTGCCATAGGAGACTGGGGAAAAACTAAACAATCACTATTGGCCACTAAACCCAATATTGTGCCCGATGATGTAGTTAATTGGGCAAAAGTATATTTTAAAGATTCTTATATTTCAGGTCCTGACATTCTCGGCCGCGACAACGATAATAATCCATCAAAAATGCCGTTTGAAATAGTTGGTAAACCGGCCGGGGTTGAAAATTCTGATGTCAGTCAATGGTTAAAACAACAATGGCAACATAATTATGCTAAATCTGCTACATATACACCACTTCCTACTCCGCCCGATTTAGCAGTCAGGTCTGCTGGTCCCGCTGTACCTCCTGATGGGAGTACATTAGATACCAATAGAGGTATGTTTACAGTACAAAGAGGAGCCTGGATGGATCCTTCAGGCACGCCAGCTGATGCAACTATTGTAGATCGTTTAAGCGAACTGTGGAATCAAGAAAATGCCATACAGCCGGAAATACCGTTCCCTGTTAAAAACATTCCGTCATTGATGACAAAAAATGCCGGAGAATTTCGTTATCTGACCAGAACTGGTCGATCGGGGTTATGGTTTCAAGTTGGAGTTCCTCCTGCAAGAGATACGATTGTCACTGATGTCAACACAATAAAAAGATTAAATCAAATATCCAAAGATCTAAATTTAGGACAATCATGATATTAGAAAGCCAAAATGTTTTTAAAAATCCTGACGGGTCGCTAATAGCACGTAGAATCAATCAAGACGAAATACTGCCCACAATTCAGTGGTTAGAAGCACTCACCGGGTTAGACTTAACACAGGACCTGGACGACAATGGTATACCAATAAAGTGGTTAGGCACAACTGGTCGAAAAGAAAGCAGTGGTGATTTAGATCTCAGTGTTGATGAGCGCGAGATTAGTAAAGATCAATTAAAAAATACTCTAATTCAGTGGTGTCGTGAACAAGGTATACCCGAGGAAAACATTGTCAATGTCAAAAGTCGTCGTGATGGTTGGGTAGCCATGAGCGGCGACAGTGTGCATTTTCGTGCTCCTATTATGGGAGAGCCTAATAAGGGGTTCGTTCAAACTGATTTTATGTTTACCAGCGATCCAGTTTGGCAACAATTTAGTATGCGTGGCGAAGTACAAGGTAGCCAATATAAAGGCATGCATCGACATATTTTACTAGCCAGTATTGCTCGTGCTCGTGGATTAAAGTATAGTTATAAAAATGCATTAATGGACCCAGTCACTGATCGAACTATTGAAAAAAATCCTGATAAAATCGCAATGGCATTACTGGGATCTGGTGCTCGTGCTCAAGACATACAGTCTATCAGCAATATACTTGGTAAAATTAAAACCGATCCCGACTATGAAAAATTAGTAGCTTCGGCACGAGAAACATTAAGCAGAGAAGGTATAATGTTGCCCGAAGGACTGGAGTTTGGATCAGCACGCTGGTTTAGAACATTAATGGATGGTATCAGCAACGAAGAATTAATATTAAATCCCGATCGGCCACAGGTCAACGAAATAGCCAATAAGCACGGTGTTTCAGTTGAATATATAAAAGCACAGCTAAAAAAGGGTGTAGCCGTTGAATATGAGCATACCGATGATCGCAGTACCGCTATAAAGATTGCCTTAGATCATTTAGCCGAAGATCCTGATTATTATATCAAATTAAAAAAAATTGAAGCAAAGCGCCCAATATGAAAATACGTGAAATTGTATTAGAGGGGGGATGGGCCAGCACCAAAACACAAGGTACTATAGTCACGCCACAGGTTTTAGAAAAAGTGGTATCTCGACTTAAGAATGAGGTTGAACCACGAATGAATCAGTGGTTAACCGATCGAGGAATACCCTCTATAGAATTTGGTCGTCCTGTGGGCAGTGGTACTTACTATCAACGACATTTAAAAACACAACCAGATAAACGATACGGAGACATAGATATACAGTTTATTGTACCCCGTATATCCAGTAAAACTAACAACGAAAACAAACAATTTTACTATGATTTAGCTAAAAGTTTCGGAGATCAATCGGGATTTTATGAATCCGGCAACGGTAAAAACATTGTAATTGAAATTGGCGAAAACAAATATGCTCAAGTTGATCTAGTCAGTATCTACGGTGAATTAGTGCAGTGGAATGACATATTTTCGCCACCTGAGGGTGTAAAAGGTGTACTCAGTGCCAGTTTATATTCAGCATTAGCTGAAGCACTAAATCTAAGTATATCGGATTTAGGTGTACAAATTAAGACTGCAAACGGGCAAATTGTACCGTTCAGCAAGCAAAAAGATGTAGAAATTGTTACAATTAGTACTAATTCACAGCAGTGGGCAGCAGACATTGCTAAATACTTTGGCAGTAAACAAATTGATCCAATGTTAGCTCGCTATCCAGGAATGGGACAGGAGATAACACTAGAGCAAATCGTTGGTTCGATTATTGGGATAGCACGGACTTTAGAACTTAACAATCGATTAGCGGCCTCTGGCAACGCCTACGCCAGTGCCGAAGATCTACTAAGCCGTATTCAAGAAATTTATTTGAGCAAGATTGAAAAAGTAGCCAGCTCAAGTAAATTCGAAAAAGCTGCTTCACCTGAAGCACAACAATTAGCAAGGGAGACACAGGAATTGCTGCGGTCAAAAGGACAAGCGATAGCAAAATTGTTGACCAGCCCTCTAACCGAGGGGTGGAAAAG